GACGATTTACCATGGTAGGCATGTATAAGTATCCTACAATCTTTACGCTATCAGATGGCGGAGGGACACTTTCAAAACACACTCAAAGTTTTCGAACTAAAGAGGATTTTGAAGAATGGGAAAATTACCAGCTAATGAACGGCTGGAAGATTATAGATGAATATGATTTTAAAGCAGAGCTTCGAAATTATATAATAGAGAAATTTGGAATAGAACATTTTATAAAAAATTATGAGAGTTAAAAAAATGGATATTTATAAGCAAGTCGCGGACAGATTAAACGCTAAGGGGATCCTTCCCTTTAGCGCTCGCGGGTGGTCCACTGGATTAGTCCAGCAGACAGTCTACGGAAAATTAAATTATCCGGAAGTTATGGAGGAGTTCAAACTTATCATGCAAGAAAATGAAAGATCAGAAGCTTAATTTTAATTCCTGGATGGATCATATTACTAATCAGCTCCAGGAGGATTACAGAAAACTTTACTATTCATCTAAATTTAAAAGCAATGCAAACATTTCAAGAGTATCACGAGAGAAATCCAAGGATCTACGAAGAGTTCAAACGCTTCGCCTTTTTGCTGATCAATAATGGTCACAAAAAAATAGGAGCCAAGCAGGTCTTCGAGAGGATCCGCTGGGAGTCAATGATCGAAAAGACTGATCGATACAAAGTAAATAATAACTACACGGCAGACTATTCGAGAAAGTTAGAGTCAGACTTCCCTTACCTGGAAGGTATATTCTTCCACAGAATTAGGAAAGTAAAAAATTAGTATATTTGTAAACTGGGCCGGTCATCTAGGCTGGCCCACATCTAACCAAGACAATGACAAGAAAGCAATTTGCAATAAGTCTAGTGAAGCGTTTCCAGGAAGCGCATCCGCAAGTAAAGAAAAATAAGGAGGAGGCCATTGCCTCCGCAATCCTTGGAGCTGAGATAGTCATGGAAGCGATACACGCAGGCGATTTAGATCTCAGTTACTGGGCAGAATTAAGAGAGCAACTTATAAATTTATAATTATGAAAGCTACAGAGAAAGCCCAGGAGATCATCGACTATATTGCAAGCACTCACTTGAAGCAATATGGCAAGATCCATATGAAGTCAATCCTAGAGGAGGCTTCGATGAATACTAGATTGATCATTAAGAATCGAATCATCGATGGACTAGACGTGACTTACTGGCGCGAGGTTCGTCGGGATATAATGGCAAGACAATGACACTAGAAGATCAATGCTTTCACGCTGTGGTAAATGTTAGGATCGCACACCAGAAGCAGGATTTACACGAGTTTGCATTACTAATGAGATACTATAATCCAGAGGTAAAATCATTCGATTTAATCCTGGATAAGATCAGTGAAGCGGAGGCGGAAATCATGAGGCTAGAAAATCTTTTAAATGATTTGTAGATTGTCACTTATTTACATAAGTTTGTTTCATAATAAGCGACGAGGGTAGGAGTTCGTCGGTTATTTTAGGGTTAAAAAACCAAAGCCAGATTTGCACTCCTACGCAGACTGGCTTTTTTTTTATTTTATCATAATGCAAAAAGACGCTTATTACTTCCCACACTTTTGTAATGCCAGGCATGATCGCAAGATTAAGCGATTAAGAAAGGAACTTGGACTTGAGGGATATGGAATTTATTTTATGCTCTTAGAAACGCTAAGAGAACAGCAGGATTTAATGTATCCAATAGAAGACATCGATCTTTTAGCAGAGGAGTTCGGTACTTCTGAACAGAAGATTAGGGTAGTGATCTGCAACTACGAATTGTTTCAACTGGATGCAGAACAAAAATTCTTTTCTCCTAAGATGTTGGTCTACTTAGAGCCTTATTTTAAGATGAAAAACCAGCGAAGAGAGGCAGGCTTAAAGTCTGCTGCTCAGCGAGTTATCAACGACCGTTCAACGACCGTTCAACGACCGTTCAACAAAGTAAAGGAAAGTAAAGAAAAGGAAAGTAAAGAAGAGGATAATAAAAAAAGCGAGACCTTTGAAATCTTTTGGGATAAGTATGATAAGAAAGTTGATAGGTCAAAGACAGAAATTGCCTGGAGTAAATTGAAAGAATCTGAAATAGAAAAGATTCTGGAATCAGTTGATAACTATGTTTTATCAAACCCAGACTTGCAGTATAGGAAGAATCCCCTGACCTATCTTAATGGCAAATGTTTCAATGATGAAATCATTAATTTGAAAGTTCCCAATAATTTAACACCTTTAGATCATAAACCTATAATTCCAGACCAATGGCTATAAAACTAAACCTAAGCGATCCTCATCTTGAACGAGATATTATCGCGTATTTATTAAGCTATCCACACCTATTTTCGGAAGCTAATAAAATAATCAATAGTGAATCGTTTACAGATGCTTTATTTAAGGCATCATATCTTGCGTTTAAGGAACTTTCATTAGAAGATAAGAGGATTACTAGGGCAGATGTATTTCGAGTCCTTAAAAGCAAAGAAAAAGAGAAAGGAATTTCGTCTGAACTGATTTTGAAACTAATGCCTGACAGAGTTATCAACCTAGAAGACTCTTGTCTTGCACTAAAAGAGACAGAAGGGAAGCGTAGATTCCATGATTTAGCCTTTAAAATCCAAACTGCAATCCTAGATAACAAGGAAGTATCTGACTTGCAGACGATAATTACCAAGGAGATGGATAGCTTAGAACGATCAATCGAATCATCTGAGGTCTTTGATATTGCCTCAGTATATGATCAGGTCATCGATAAGCTAGAAGCGAACGCTGGAAAGATAAAATTCTCAGGGATTGACACCGGATCCAGACAACTTAATTATATACTAGGAGGATTCCAGGAAGGAATGACGGTAATCGCTGGAAGGCCAGGGATGGGAAAGACTATCGCTGGTTTACAGCATGCTAAAAGCGCAGCCAAATCTGGTAAACGAGTTCTATTCCTTAGCCTTGAGATGCCAAAGGAATCGCTTATGTTTAGACTTATTAGCTCCGAGAATCAGGACTACAAGTATAGCGATCTAAAAGCTAACAGAGTAAAGCCGGATGACATCCTTAAAATCAGGAACTCAAACGCGTCGATCTTAAAATCCTTACCCATCTTCTTTTATGACTCTGATAATCGTGACATTAATTATTTGTCCATGATCCTGACATCGGAGGTTAAACGTAATAAAATTGACCTGGTAGTCATCGACTACTTGCAACTGATTAGAGACAATCAGCTAAAGGATCAGTCAGACTTTGCCCAGGTATCTTCCGTTTCTAATAAGATCCAGAAGCTAACTAGGAAGCTAAAGATTCCGATTATCGCCTTGTCTCAATTATCCAGGGGAATCGAGAGCCGGTCATCAAGACTTCCTCAGCTCTCAGATATTAGAAGCTCTGGTAATGTCGAGCAGGACGCTATTGCAGTTATCGGATTATATCGTGACGATTATTACAAGTACACCGATTCAAGGGCTAACAATACAGCCAAAGGCCCGGATGACCATATCCTTAACTATGTGGTACTAAAAAATAGAGACGGAGAGACTTGCACGATTGATCGATATGTCGATGTGACTACCAATCGGATCGCGGATTCTTACGAGGAACTTAAAGCGTTCCAAATTGGAACTGGTTTAAATAAGCAAAGCGCAATCAATACAATTAATCATATCTTTGAGGAGGCTAAATTTTAGACCATGATCACAATCAAAGGCCAGGTGCCTAGTAAGTCAAACGGATACCGAATAGGAGGCAATCGTCTGTATAAAACCGTAGATCTTAAGAGCTATGAAGTGAGCTTTGAGTGGCAGATTAGAAAGCACAAAGGCGAAACGATCAGCGTTCCCTTTCAGATCTGGATTAATGTTTACTTTCAATCTAATAGATCTGACTTGGATAACTCGGCAAAGATAATCCTTGACTGCCTTCAGAATTGTGGCATGATCGCAAACGATCGACTTTGTTCTGTGTTAGTAATGAGAAAGCACGTCGATAAGCTTGATCCGCGGATTGAGTTTGAGATTAAACCGGTTTAATTTGGACACTAATAAAAATCTGCCGGATAATTACAAGCAGTGCATCGCTTGGATCGAGTCACAATTGACTCATGAGACACGATCGATCCTCTTGCCTGGTGTTTGTATCAATGACTTAAATCAATCCCTTAAAACGAATCTATTGAGAATTTTGAATAATACTGGAGCGGAGCGCAGATCAGCGTTTCTGAGGACCAAAAGAATAAAGGAATATCTAAATAAAAAACCATGAAAAAATTAAAAGAGAAAGAGACGATCATCATTTATGCCGGACTGATCAACGCGCTTATCGATCATATCGAGGCAGACTTCCGGCCTTCCATCTTTAATCGCCAGGCGCTGAAGATGAAATCAAATAGCGTGCTGGATGAATTACTCAAGCTAGAGCAGGAGATCTACAAAGGCGATCCGAGCGGAGATGTCACTGATCAATACCTGGATGCTGGCAAACTTATGCTTCTTTTTTTTAGGTTAGGATTAGAGATGACCGAAATGACAGAGATCAAGAGCGAAGGGCTTAATACTCAGCTAAATATATTACTAAAAAATTATGGTATAAATTTGGAGTTTTAAAAAAGATTTTTTAAACTTTGCCTAACCAAACGAAAAGAAAATGATTAGTAACGCTG